TTCAAACTCTAACTCCAGTTCTGCATATTCATTAGAACGCTTATCAAACTGTGTCATTGCTTCTTCAATAATTTTTCTTCTTTTGCTTAATGTGAATCCCGCAGCATAATCCTTGATTATTTCTACAGATAAGTTTTCATTGTCGATCATGAAACAAAGTTACACAAATATTTTTATTCTCCAAACTATTTTTCATTTTTTTTATTTAAAAAGTTTTTTGTATATTTGTTACATCGTTAATTAAAACAAAGTAAAATGAAAGAATTACAAGAAAGATTGCTGAAAGTTCAGAGTGAATTGAAAGCACCAAAGAACCAGAGAAATAACTTTGGAAAGTACAACTACAGAAGTTGTGAGGACATTTTAGAAGCTGTTAAACCGTTATTAGTTAAACATGGATTAGCAATGACTATTGCAGATCAGGTACATGAAGTTGGAAGCTATGCTTATGTAGAGTCTACAGTAATGGTATCTTATGAAAATGATAGAATAGCTTCAACAGCTCAAGCGGGAATAGACTTTAACAGAAAAGGGATGGATATAGCACAGAGTTTCGGTTCTAGTTCATCATACGCTAGGAAATATGCCTTAAACGGTATGTTCTTAATTGATGATACTAAAGACGCAGATGCTACTAACACACATGGTAAAACAGAAGCTACCAAAACGGTAACTAAGAAGAAGTTAACTGCTGATATTAAGAAGCAAATGATTGAAGCTGTAGGTAAAGGGCATAAGGATGCTGTATATGATAAGCTAGTAAATACTTATTCTGCAACAGAAGATCAGATTAAAGAAATTTTAGGCTGAATAGAAAAAATAAAAATACTTGAAAACTATGGATTCATTGCAGGATAAATATACTATAGAGATTAATGGAAAGGTTTTAGCGAACTTACTGAAAAGTGGTCTGCTACGTCCTTCTGATATTAAAATGTTGAAGGTAGATTATAAGGAAACTTAAATTTATCTTTATCGTAAAACAAGGGTGTAGTTGAGATTAATTACCTCATGCAAAAGGGTTTGGCTTAGTTCCCTGCTACACTTTTTATTCAACTAAGCTATTAAAAACAAGCAATATGCAAGAAGAAATTTGGAAGCCTATAAAAGGTTATGAAGAATCTTATCAGATTTCAAATCTAGGTAGAGTTAGAAGTTTGGATAGAAAAAACTCATTAGGAAGAGAGATTAAAGGTAAAATAATGAATATGCCTATACAATCTTGCGGTTACAGACAAGTGTTTTTATCTAAATTAGGTGTAAAAAAATCACACAGAGTTCACAGATTAGTAGCAGAAAACTTCTTAGATGATGAAAACTTCTATAAAAAAGGATATGTAGTAGATCATATAGACAATGATAAGTTAAATAACAGCTTGAACAACCTTCAAGTAATTACGCAAAGACAGAATACTAGTAAAGATAAAAAGAACGGGACTAGTAAATATACTGGAGTAATATACGATAAAGATAGGTGTAGATGGAGGTCTGAAATATATATAAATGGAAAGTTGAAATATATTGGAAGATTCAAGACAGAAGAGGAAGCTCATTTTGCATATCAAAAACAATTATTAGAAGTGAAATTTAAAGAAGATGAAGAAATTTAAAATACTTAATCTGTACGCTTGTTTAGGCGGTAATAGATACAAATGGGATGAGGTAGCAGATAATTTAGAAATAACTGCTGTAGAATATGATCCCGAGTTAGCTAAATTATATCAAGAAAGATTTCCTAATGATACTGTTATAGTAGCAGATGCTCATCAGTATTTATTAGACCATTATAAGGAGTTTGATTTTATTTGGGCATCTCCACCTTGTCCTACTCATAGTAGGCTTGTAACGAGTAATAAGAATAAAATACCAATGAAATACCCTGACATGAAACTATACCAAGAAATAATATTCTTAGATAACTTTTTTGAAGGTCAATACTGTATAGAGAATGTTATACCATTTTATGAACCTTTAATACCAGCTCAGAAGCGTGGTAGACATCTTTATTGGACTAACTTTAAATTACCTAATGATATAGGAGAAAGACCACCAATAGGTATTACAAAAGGAATTAATGAAGTAAAAAGGCTTTGTGAATTTCATGATTACGACTTTTATAAATATAAAGGAGATCAGCGAATGGATAAGATAGCTAGAAACTTAGTAGATTATGAAGCAGGAAGAACTATATTAGAAACTGCATTAGGAATTATTAGAAAGAAAGATTTAAAACAAACAGAATTATTTTAGGATGAAGAAATTTAAAATACGTTGCTCGGCTATTGGTCAGATTATGACTAACCCTAGAGCAAAGAAAGACAAGTTATCAGGAAGCACTAAGACTTACTGTCAGAAGTGGCTAAAAGAACAGATCTATGGAGCTAGAGAGTTCAATGGTAATAAATACACAGAGAAAGGAATCCAAATGGAGGACGAAGCTATTGAATACTTGTCTTCTATTAGTTCTATGTTCATGTTAAAGAATGAGGAATCATTTGAAAATGAATGGATGACTGGTACTCCTGATATTATATTAGATGACACTATCATTGATATTAAAAACAGTTGGGATATGTGGACTTTTCCATTATTCGAAGATCAAATCCCTACTAAGGACTATTTCTATCAGTTACAAGCCTATATGCACTTAACTGGTAAAAAGAAAGCTAAGTTGGTTTACTGTTTAATGGACACTCCAGAAGAACTGCTAAATCAATGGACAGACATTCCTTATTCATATGAGCATTTAGATTCTAAATACAGAATTAAGACCTACAAAATAGAGTATGACGAGGAAATTATCAAGAAAATACAAGAAAGAGTAGAAGACTGTAGAGAATATATTAAAGAATTAATGGAGAAGTTATAATACTTAGTGTAAGAGGCGTTTTAATTCCTTTTACACCTTGTTAGGCACTTTTAATTAACAGATAAAAAAATAGAATGATAGATTTAAGATTAGGCGATTGTCTTGAAGTGATGAAAACGATTAAAGATAATAGTATTGACGCTATTATAACAGACCCACCTTACGGAACTACCGCTTGTAAATGGGATAATGTAATAGATTTTGATTTGATGTGGGAACAATTAAATAGGATAATAAAACCAAACGGTGCAATAGTATTATTTGGTAGTGAGCCGTTTAGTAGCACTTTAAGACTAAGTAATATTAAGAATTTTAAGTATGATTGGGTTTGGGATAAACATATACCAAGAGGTATGCAAATAGCGAAATACAGACCAATGCAAAAACATGAAATGGTTAGCGTTTTTTGTAACGGTAGTATAAATTACTACCCAATAATGACAAAAAGAGATAAGCCAGTCAAAGTTAAGAATTATGGTAAATCTGAATCAAGCCCGTTAGCTTATAATGATGGGGAGTATAGAATATATACACATAAAAACCCTAATTCAATAATAGTAGACAAATGGATGGCTAACAAAGGAAAACAGCACCCAACACAAAAGCCTGTCGATTTAATGGAATACCTAATTAAAACCTATACAAAAGAAAATGAAACCGTATTAGATTTTACGATGGGTAGCGGCTCAACTATGGTTGCTTGTAGGAATTTAAACAGACACGGAATAGGAATAGAGAAAGAAGAAAAATATTTTAAAATAGCACAAGAGCGAATTAATAGCACGTTGTTTTAATTGTGCCTAACATCGAAATAAGTGCTGTACGCAGTATAGCATTTATGGAGTGTTAGAAGCCGTTTTAATGGTTTATTTTTAAAAATAATTATGGAATATACAAATAGAAGCATATTCATGTGTACCTATATCTTTGAAATAGATTTAAGCACCTCTAAGACCACTTCTAAGGCAAATAAACGTGTCGAGGGTGTAATCTGCAAAGGCAAAGACTTAGAAGCTCTTAAAAACAATGAATGGTCTTACCAAAGAGCGTTGTCTATTGGAGGTCTTAAAGGAAAGAGAGTAAGACTAAAAGAAATAATAATTGAAAAATACCTTTCAGAAAGTTTCGTGGATTAATTTTTTTTTGTATATTTGAAATGAGACTTCGACATAAAGAGTTTCTCAATTATATAATTGACTGCTAGGAAAGACTAGCACTTGCCTTTATAGCTTAGTTGGTTTAAAGCATCTGATTTGTAATCAGAAG